CGCCGACCGTGCTGTTTGCATAATAACCGGCGACCTGGACAATTTTTGTAACATCGCTGCCTTTAAATTTGCGCAATTCTTCCACGCTGGCAACTTGATAAGATCGTTTAAGTAATTCGGCTTTGAAAAATTCGTTAGATTTTTTTCCGGCAAAAATAGCCCACCCTGATGACTTACCATTATTCGGGTTGGTTTTATTGCCGTTAACCTGACTGACATAACTTGTTTGCCCGTCATCGCTTTGGACAACCGAGCCGATACTATAACCGCCTATCAATTCGGCAAAATCAGCATCAAACGTGTAATTCCCGCCTTTGTTTAAATAGGCGATATGAGCCGACAATTCATGCAATATCCCATTCATATCTTTCCCGCTGGGTGGCATTCCGCCCAGCTCTACGGGAGTCATTGTCGCTTGCGGGAACCCCTTTTTATAAGAAGCCGTATTGGCTAAAGCATCAGGTTCGGTGGAAACAGGAATGCTGTTTTTCAAACCTTCATCGGCAAATGGTGTGACCAATAATTTTGGCATAGTCATTTATTTTTACTCCAAATAAAAAACCCCGCTGTCAAACGGGGTTAGGTTCGCTTCTTTAAAGCCAAAATACTGCCCGGCTTTTGGTTCAAAAAAATCCACCAAGACTCCAGACGGCCTTGGCAAAATATCAGACTGGAAAATAATAGCCCTTTCAGTCGGCGTGAGATTAAATTCAAATACATATCGTGCCTTCATTGTGCCTATTTTTAAGAAATAGGCACGCCCCCGGCCGCTGAACAACGAAATTAAAAGGCGGTTGATATTGTATGCTGTTGCATACATGATGTTTTTCATCGCCTTAATCATAATTAGCTTCCGATAGGCATCATCAGCCAATGTATAAACGTCCGTCGTGCCGTCACCGACACTCCAAATACCATTATCAAAGTTTAAAAACCCATCGGTGAATCCCAAATGCTTGTTTTTAGGCGTAACCTTAAAATCCCTGCTAATGCCGACAATCCGCCCCCATACATCAAGGCCGTAGCCTTTGGCCGTCTCAACATTCCAAATCATATGATAAAACGCCTGCAACTGCTCACGCGGGCAAATGCAGTCGTTCAACCTATGAATCATCTCCAGTAATACCGGGCTATGCGCATACTGGCTGATGATAGTTTTATCAACATCAATCATGCCGACACCACCTCAATACTGCCAAACGAAATAGTAGGGATGCTGCCGATACCTACCTTGACCTCTTCCCTCCAATTTGTACGTTTATCACTGATTTGGATATCCAGCAGCCGGATATTTTCCAATGCCAAAACAGGCTGGAAAAAATCGGCAGAAAATACAGATTGACCGATGCGGGAAAGATTCAGATTGGCAAAATGCCGAATAATCGCATTCTGAATTTTGATTTCGTAACCCAGTGCCGCTCCGGGTGCTACCGTGACTTTAAAATACACCGGCACTTCTTCAGGCCGATGGAATTTCACTTCATAAGATGGTTTCGGATCCATATAGTTGTGGTCATAAACGATTACGGTCGTATTCCCGTTGTAATCGCATCCGTTGCCTGTATACCGCCAGATTTGTTCGGCAATTTGCGTATCATCCCCGCCGCGGACGGCAACATAAATGCTGTGCGGATTAAGCGTTACCCCGCCAATACTGACAGCTTCGTCTTTCGGGTTATCGACCACATACACATCACTCACCCCGTCAAGCTGTGCGACGTTGGAATACACGGACTGCGGCGTTCCGTGTGCATTTGCGGCCACCGACTGCTGCCGGCGGCGGCGGAAATCCGCGCGGCTTTCCAATTCCCTCCCCGGGATAGCGGGACGCGGATTATTGACGCGGTCAAGCCCGGTAATTGTCCTGACGGGCCGGTTTACCGTATTAGCGGCGGCCGACACCACGCCGGCGGCGGTAAAAATACCCGTCCCCCTGCCGCCTTCCAAAATGGAGGATTCATCCCTCAATATCCATTGCACGCCGAGTGTGTCCAATACTGCGAAACCTTTAGGGATGATTGTTCCGGCAAGGCCGATAAATTCACATTCGACTGACGAATCCACGGCTTTTTTCCGCTCCAAAAAATAGATTTTGGCAATCGCATCCTGCATGATGCCGTCTGCGTAATCGGGATTGATTTGATTGACCAGTTCGGCTATCAAATCATTTTTGTCGGCAATCACAGCGGCCAGCGACGAAGCAAGCTGCCCTTGCGGCGTTTCCAGACTTTCGGTATTCAGCCCGCCGCCGAACGCGGCATTGATGTCGGCCAGCACGCCCGATAAAATTTCCTGATGGGTCGGCAGCTTCAGGCCGCTGTCGGTAATCTGTATTTTAGGTACGTTCGTCATAGCGTTATCTCATATTGTTTCTGCGTGTCGTCGGTAAATTTCAGACGGCCTGACAGGACGCGGTCATTCATCTGCTCCATCTCCACATCTGCCGCCACCACACCGGGAACAGTCATTGCCGCCTGTATCAGGCGGTGCCGGTACAGCGCGAACGACTGCTTTTTGCCCAGCGTTTCTTCAAAATAGGGGATGCCCTTCTCCGTGTCGTAATACAGTTCGCCCGAAAAAAGGCGGCACGCCGAGGCCACATCCTGTGCTTTGGCGTAGGGGTCTTTGGCCAGCGCGATATTGCCTGCTGTATCCAAGGCCAAATCCCAGCTTTCGGGGTCGAGATAGAGAGTGTTCATTGCGGTTCTCCCGTGTTGCCGCCGCCGGGCTGCACGCCGTCGTGGACGTGGTGCAGCAGGCTGACACCATTCGCCGTCATGTCGCCGTCGGCAGAAATCCCTCCACCGCCCGTGAATTGCGCCGCGGCTTGGGTGTTGGCCTGAAAGGTTTGCGAAGTGCTGCTTACACCGCCTTGGGCGTTCAGGCGGATATTGGCCGCCTCCATTTCAATATCGCCGGGGGAAAACAGCTTGATGCCGCCGTCCTTAAAATGGATATACTGCTTGGGCGTGCCGTTCAGGAACCCGCCGAAATACAGGCCGTCCGAATAATCGAAACGCCGCCTGCTTTGCGGAGCGGACGGCGCTTTGTTTTGTTTGACGCTGGATATATCGCGGCTGCAAAAGCCGCACATACCGATGTCGCCCGGCTCGGGGTCGATAATCACGGCGTTGCCACCACCTTGCAAACGGAAATACGGCACGTTGTAGATGATGCCGTGCGGCGTAACTGTGCCGCCGCCGCTGACTTGGGCAACCAACGGCTGCACGTCCACCAGCCCGACGGGAGCCAGCCCGCCCGCTTTGGTTTTCACTACCCGCACCAGCGTGACGGTTTGGATGCGCGAGACGATGCCCGAGACGATTGCGCCGATTTCGCCCGCGCCGCCCTGCGCCTGTTCCGCGCCATATTGCGCCCAGTTATTTTGCGACTTTGACATTCATATCCTCCACATCGGCGGCTTTGATGTCGGCAAACCATTTGCCGTTCGGCGTTTTGCACTCCAAATCGAGCGACATGCCGAAAACGCGCCATTTGCCGTTGCAGCTTTCTATCTGGCTGCCTTCGACCTCCAATAAGCCGCCGAAACGCAAAGCCTTATCGTACAGGCAGCGCAGTTTGATGCCCTGTAAATCGGGCACGGGATAGCCTATCAGCCCCGTTTTCGGGCTTAAAACCGGAACATCAATCATTCGGGGCTGCCCCTTCGGCGCAATCGCAATCGTCTCATTGTCGATATAAACGTCTATTCCCGCATGTGATGCAATCTGGCGGATTTTGTCCAACTCCGTGCCGCTCAAATACTGATTGCTGATTTTCACGTTTACGCCGTTGTTTTCAAATTTCCGCCCCATTTTCGCGCACAATGATTCAATCACGGCGGCAACATCGGTTTCCCCTTCGTTGCTGACTGCTTCGGCAGGTTTCAGCTGCCACAAAACGGCGGTATGGCTCTCGATAACCAAGGCCACATCGGGCGCGCCGCCCATATCGGGGTAGGCAAACGTGATGTTGCCGGTGTAAACCACACTCATGTTGCCCTTCTCCCCCGCTTCGACCTGCACCAAGTTCATCATTGCCTGCTCCGTATTCCAGCGCACACGCAACAACTTCATCATGGTTTCCAGCCTCAAGCCGTAAACCTTGATTCTGGCCGACGGCATCAGCGAGCCGTTGCCATAATTGATTTGGCAGGACGCACGCAACCCCTCCGCAACCAGCGTATCGTTGCCTTTCGCATCCCACACATCCTTTTCCTGCCCGAGCTTGATGCTGATCCGCAGGATTTTTTCCTTAATGCCCATCGTGATACACCAAAATAAAGCGGCCGCCCAACTCCTGCCATTGCGGGTCGTCCGCGCCCTGCTTGTCGATAAAGTACAAATCGCCGGGCAGTCCGCGCCAAACCTCATTCACCAGCGGCACGCCGTCCAGACAGACGCAGTTTTGAATCAAATACTCCCCGTCCGCCTTCACGTCCGCATACAGACGGCCAAGCCGCAGCCGGACGGCCACGGTAATATCCCGCCCTTCGATGCCGACGGTCGTTTGCTGGGAGGGGACGGGTTTTAAAGGAATTTCATAAATCATTTTCAGACAGCCTATTTGAACCAGCCTTTGACTTTATCCAAGCCGCCCTTGGCAAAATCCCCGATCTTGGACAAGAAGGACTGGCCGGATTGATTTTGCGCAGGCTTCGCCGCCTGCTTGCCGTTGTCCTGCATCTCCTGCGCTTCCGGTGCTTTGGTTTTGGTGTACTTGACCTTAACCTGACGCACTTCCGCAAGATGGATGTTGACCTTCAACAGACGCGCCCCGTCCGAAGCCTCGCGGGCGTAGTCATAGCCCGTAATCGCCATATTCGGATAGACGGCCTCCGGCGTAATAACCATGTACAGGTCGTTGCTTTTTGCCAGCGCATCCACCAAAGCGAGAAACGCGCCGCGCATCACGACGCCGCCGCTGCCTTTGGTCATCTGCACGGTCATTGTGAACGGATCGTCCACCTTGTTGTAACTGGCAAACGACCCTTGTTCTACGGGTGCATTGGCTACTTTGGAAGCGGAAGTGTGTTTGATGGCGGTTACATTGTCCGCCAACAGCAGCGGGATGCCGTTTTGGCCGAATATCCCCCAATAATTGCCGAAAACGGCGTTAATCAATGCCGCGCCGCCGAACTGTATCAGCGCACCGCTTATATTCGTCGGCAATTTGGGGATATTCGGTATGCCGATTGAGTTCCAAGCCATAATCAACCTTCCTATTGTTTTTTCCAGCACAAAGGCCGCCGAACCTTGCGGCGCGGCGGTGAACCGAAAGGCCGCCTGAATTTCAGACGGCCTTTGTCATCATATCTTGTATCCGTTTATTTCTTTCAACTTCTTCTGCGCCGCTTTCGTGACGCATTCGTTGCTCTTAATCACATCCTGCACGCTGTCTTTGCCTTCGGGGAAGCAGGCGGACGTTACCTCGTCTTTCCATCCGGCAAAATCGCCTTCAAGCTGTTGTTTGATGTCGTCGGGGACTTCCGACCATGCGGCATGCACTTTTTCTATTTCCGCAATGGCAACCGCCGAGCTTTTCTCCAGTTGCTCTTTTTGGGCTTTCTGAATCTGCGGCAGCAATTGTTTTTCCAATGCGATCAGTTCGGAAGTGCGCTGGTCGGATTTGTCCGTCCAGCAGTCGAGACGGAAAATATCGCGCTCCTGCTGGGTCTGGCCGTTTTCTTTCGCATACAAATTGCAAGTGCTTTCTTTGTCGCGGTTCCAGGCTACCTGCTCGCGCTTCAAGTGTTCGCGCACGCCGGCATCCATTTCCTTCCAAACTTTGTTCAGCCGGATTTCGGCTTCCGCATAGTCGGCCTGCGCCTGTCCGAGTTTGGCTTCTAGGTTTTCCTCCGGCACATCCCTCGGCGTTTCCGCCGGTTCGGCAACAACGGCGGATGCCTGTTGCTGCACGGCATCCTGTTTTTCCGTTTTCTTGTCGCGGCCGCTCAAAGTACACGTGGCAAGGATGATGGACAAAACAAAGATGCCGCCCACGATTTTCAAAAACGTCCCCCAAAAACCGTCGCTGCTGCTGGCGGCTGCGGCTGCGGCAGATGACGACGCACTGGGCATGGATGATTGCTGGATGACGATAGACGGCTGATGCGGTTGCTGCTGTGGTTGTTGCTGTTGCTGTGGCTCTGCCTGCCCCTCTTGAGGATTTTTCGGCACTCCATTTGCGGCGTCCGCGCCATTGAGGAGTTTTGCCTTCTGTGCGGCAAACTCCTCTTCGGTCAAAATGCCTTTATCCCTCAATTCGCCCAATTTTTCCAATTCTTCAAGTATTGACGGTTTTCCCATTTTATTCTCCGTTAGATAAAAAATCCGGCGGATTCTAGCATTACCTAACATTTAAATAAACAGACATCAAACCATTGCCGGAACAATCTGAACCATGCGGTCTCGCGCGGCGGCGGATGCGTCGTCCATCGTGCCGGTGATGGTACTTGCCGACGATTGGACGTGTATGCCGCCGTTAATGGAAACCTGCGTGGTGCGTTGGTTGTTGTTGGTTACGTTTTGGGCGCGTACTGCCTCGCCCTGTTGCATGGATTGCATCCCGCGCTGGGCACCTGCCGCGATGGCCTGATTCCCCCCTAGTATTACCCTGAATGCAGGGGCTGCGGTGCTACCAGTAGGGGTGCCGTGCACATGGACGGCCTTTCCTGCGCCGAAGCGTTGGCCGGTTGTATTCGCCTGTCTTTCCACTTCGCGCACCCATTTTTTAGTTTTGGCACTGGCCTCTCCTAAAAAATAAGGGTTGGCATAATGGGTATTTCCGCCAACAACTGAGGCCATACCGGCAGCGCGCTTGGCCAAATGTTCATCCACGCTCTTACTAACACGTGCGCTAACCCTGCTCATTGGGACGTTCTGCACGCTTCCATATGCACTTTTCCGTGGTGCGTTAATGTCGCTGAACGCCCAACGTTCGTTTAAAACAGCACGGACATTTCCGCCTTTTTTATACACCCTATTCAGGATGGTATCGACCACTCCGGCAAGTTGTCTGTCAAATGCTTCACCCTTCAGGCCGCCGACAACTTCCGTAGCTGCAACTTTTTTAATATCGATAATATCTTGTGCAGTGAGTTTGACTGCGCCTTTGATAGGTCGGGTTTCGATTGTTTGAGACGCCCCACCGCTTATCATCTGCTTTACGGCATTGGTTGCATTTTTGGCCTGTGATTGCAGGCTGCCTTCCGCGTTCGGGTCGTGGCCGGTAGCGGTATCGATCACGCCGGCCGCGTGCCCTACACCCCAGCCGACAACGTCAGTAACGACGTTCCCTGCCTCACGCGCCATCCGCCCCATCCCTTTTTTCATTCCCTCCCAATCGCCATTCATCATGGCGGTAAAGGTATCGCTCAAAGCTTCGAAATACGGCATCAGGTAGTTTTTGATTTCCAGATAGAGGTTGTGGAATCCTTCTTTCAGACTATTAACCGACAGGCCGTTCTCGTCGATAAAGCCCTTCAGTTTGAGCCAGTCCAGCAGGCCGTTGGCGGCATCCGCCCATGATGTGTAGCCTGTGAGCAGGTACACAAACGCGCTGCCCAGGCTGTCTGTCGAGATTTTCGACGTCTTGATGTAGTTGTCAAAAAGTTTCCAATCCAGCAGGCTTTTCCCGCCTTCCGCCCATGTTTTGTAGTCGTCGTACAGCAGCAGGAAGGCCGCGCCCAGTGCGCCGACGGTAAGGATGAATGGGGCGAAGGGGGCGATAAAGGCCAGTAGGGAGGCTGTGGCGGCGATAAAGACGGGAACCAATACCGCGCCCAGCACAAATGCCAAGCCTTCGAAAACGTGCTTCATGCTGTTTTCGTGCTTCATCAGGTAATCGACGAAACCGCTGACCATTTTGACGATTTTCAGCAGTACGGGGGCGAGCGCGTCGGCCAGCATGGCTTTCAGACTGTCCCATTGCGCGTTCAAATAGCCCCGCGCCTGCGTCAGTTCGCGGCTGACCTGTATTTCCTTTTCTCCGGAACGGTAAAGGTTGCGCTGCATCTCCAGCATCTTTTCCATTTCGGCACGGCCGAGCATCAAGGTATTGATGGTGCCGTCGTCCAAGCCCATGCTTTTGGCCAGATTGTAGGCCTGCACCCTGTCCATTTTGGCAAAGCGGTCGGCCAAATCCAGCATGATGCTGTCAAGGTCGCGTGCTTTGCCGTCTGCGTTGAGTAAGGCCACGCCGAAAGCGTTGAAAAACGGCACCATGGACGTATCGCCCATAGTGGTGAGGCGGGTGATGCCCATACTCAGCCCGGCCAGGCTGCCTTTCATGCCCTCCGCGCTTCCTCCGGCCATTTCCGCCATGCCGCCCCATGCTTGGAGTTTGCTGCGGCTGATGCCGATGTTGCGGGACAGGTTGTCCAGTTCGACGTTGGCCTGCGCGCCTTCGCGAATCAGTTTGCCAAGTGCGTTTGAACCCATCACCAAGGCGGTAAAGGCGGCAAATCCCTTCGCTAGGGAGCCGACCGCCTGCGTCAGGCTTTTGGCCTGCTTGGTGCTTTTGGCGGACTGCGCGGCCTGCTTTTCTAGTCCTTTTGAGGATTTGGCCGCGCTTTTTTCCGCCCTGCCGAATGAGGCGGACATGCGGTCAAGCCTGTTTTCGGCCTCTTTGGCCTGCGTGCCGAATTTGCCCGAATCTATGCCCAGTTCCAAAAACAGGGTGTCAATAACGGTTGCCATGGTATTTCCTTTTTTTCAGACGGCCTTGCTGCGGTTGAAGGCATCGGTATTGACGACCTCCAAAAGGTTGAAGGCATCTTCCAGCCCGTACACTGTCTGCAACTCGTGCAGTGTGCAGATGCGGGAAGACACCAGCGCGCCTATGGTTTGGGTCAGGTTCAGGTAGTCTAGGCTGCCGCCCCTTCCCCTTCCGACTCCGTAGTCTTGCCAAAGGCGTGTTGCAAAAAATCGGTATGCAATGCAAACACCTCCTTCCGTAACCGCCACAGGGTCGTAAAGTCTTCCACGTCGTTGAAGTCCATATTCAACGGGCGCGGCTGGCCGCCTTCGGGGATGATTTGCACGCAGTCCAGCAGCTCGTTCAACAACGGGATGGCATCATCCGCTTTCAGACGGCCTAATGCGTCCAAAGCCACACCGGCCATACCCATCATGCCTTGCTGCGGGCTGAGGTTGCCCAAGTCCACGCCGCCGTTGGCCAGTGCGATCAGGGCACGCATCGCCCAGTTGTCGGCATGGGCGGCCGACATTTCGGTAATTAGGAATACCCGGCCTTTATCCCGCCCGTGCTCAATCGTGATTTGCTTGCTCTTTAATGCCATTTCAGATTTCCTCCGGTTTCACTACGATGCGGAATGAGTAAGTGGCGGATTCCAGCGTTTTCTTGGCCGTGGTGCCGCCTGGGACTTCCACCATGAAGCCGGTGGCGGAATAGCGTTTCTTTACAGCCTTGATTTCAACCGAAAATTCCACCATGCGCGTTTCCTGACGTTGAAGGATGTCGTTGGTAAATTGGTCGAAGTAGTCGCGCGATTTGCTGGTGGGCGCAAGCTGGATGTTGAAGTCCACTTCGTACGGCGTAAAGCCGCCGGACTGTTTGCCGTCCACACCCATCATAGTTTCGCCGATTTTGCCTTGTCCGAAGTCGAAGGCGTTGTCGGCGGCGTAGCCTTCAATCTGTACGAAGTTGTCGTTAAAGCCCTTCACGCGCATCAGCAGGATGCTGTTGGCGGCGGTCAGGGTGCGGTCTGATACGGTTTGCATATATTTTCCTTTGCAAAGAGGCCGCCTGAAACTTCAGACGGCCTATTGTGGTTTACTGGACGTTGATTGAACCAAGGTTGATGTTGTGCACGCTGCCGCCGTCGGTGTACCACAGCTTCATCGGCATAGACTGGCGGTTGCCGCGCGTCTGCGCCGAAGCGTTTTGAATCAGCAGGAAATAACCGGTGCTTTCAATCTTCGCGGCAGCATCTACACGCGCCTCGTTGTTAATCAGGGCGCGTTGCTGTTCGCTCAACGGTACGCCCGGCTGGATGCTGCCGAAGTTCAAGGCCTCGTTAATCGGGTCTTGGCAGGCGGCGCGTTGCAGGGCGATACCGACGGCGTTGTACGGCACGGCCTTGGCAGAGGTGAGCAAGGTCATCAGGGCAAGCTGCAACTGGCTGTTGAGGCGGATTTGATTCACATAGGCATCAATCCATTTCCATTTGCCGGGCATTTGACCGGGATACAGGAAGGTAAAGCGGTCGTTGGCGGTTGCCCATGCGCCGTAGTAGTTGTAGCC